GGTCTCCGGCGATGCAGAGGTCTCCGGCGATGCAAGGGTCTACGGCAATGCAAGGGTCTCCGGCGATGCAGAGGTCTCCGGCAATGCAGGGGTCTACGGCAATGCAGAGGTCTATGGCAATGCAAGGGTCTCCGGCGATGCAAGGGTCTACGGCAATGCAGAGGTCTATGGCAATGCAAGGGTCTACGGCAATGCAAGGGTCTCCGGCGATGCATGGGTCTACGGCGATGCAGGGGTCTCCGGCGATGCATGGGTCTCCGGCGATGCAAGGGTCTCCGGCAATGCAGAGGTCTATGGCAATGCAATGGTCTCCGGCAATGCATGGGTCTACGGCGATGCAGAGGTCTACGGCAATGCAAGGGTCTCCGGCAATGCAGAGGTCTATGGCAATGCAGACTATACAACCATTCATGGTTTCGGCACTCAGTTCCGTACAACTACATTCTTTCAGTGCGAAGATAAGCAGATCAGAGTATCTTGCGGTTGTTTCTTAGGAACAATTCCAGAGTTCCGCGAACAGGTAAAAAATACCAGAGAGGGCAAAATTGCGGAAGAGTACCTTATGATTGCCGACCTGATGGAAAAGCATTTTGTAAAAGAAAAAGAAAGTGGTGAATAATTATGACCCCAGAAGAAGTAAACCTTTACGTCAAAGAAAATGCAGAAGTTCATCAGTTCGCTGCAGAGGTTGCAAGAATCATATCAGGCATTCCACAGATGCCGGAATTCTCGTCAGAAATTCTGACCGTAGCCGACGCGAGCCAATTGATCGGACTTCCTGTAACAGCAATCCGGGCAGGGATTGTGTACGGATGGTTGCCAATTGGAGTGGCTGTGCAGAATAACAAGCCAGCAAAAAGCCTTTCCGGTGGACGAATTACATACATCATAAGCCCTAGGAAAGTCTATGAAGTGACTGGACATGTCTGGAAAGGTAAGGCTGCTCTTAATAAGTGAGTGCCCCGGAGGGAGATTGGGCCTCCGCCCCGGAGCTTTGCACCACTAAAACACCTTAGTGGATAGATACATTATAGTTCTCTATCTGCTAATTGTAAAGACAAATAAGAAAAAATAAGGAGAAATTAGCACGATATGAGTGAAATTAGAAACGAAAATCAGCCAACATGGACTGACATCGAAGTAGCACTTGCGACTGAAATTGTCGAAGAAAGTAAGAAAAAGTCAAAAAGATGGTTCACTGCATGGATTGTGACAGTCGCCGCACTGGTAGCGAGCAACCTTGCGTGGATTCTGGGAGAAATGAAATAAAATGAAAGAGTATATGCTAATTGCTGTTTGTATGCTTGCCGGGAAATATGTGGATATACCTATCTGGCTGAACATCTTTTTCGGTATCTCGGCAGCATGGGCAGTGCGCCAGATGAAAGCAGACTGGTAGCAGGAAATAAGGAGGATAAGAAGATGTTCGAGAAAGAGATTGACGAAATTTACAAACTCTGTAAAAGAGTTGCAAATGAAGTTCCGACAGCAAACACCTCGTTCAATTATTCAATTTATGGCATGAGTGTATGTGGGCTTAGAAGGAAGGAAGATGTTAATCTTCCTGAAGACGTGTTTAAGTGGGATTTGTATCAGAATGTATCTTTTAATCCGTTTTATGAAAAAGAAAGTCGTGAAAGTCTCAAAATAATCAAGGCTTTCTTATTGGAGCTTCTGATAGATGGGAGGTGTCCGTTAAATGCTGAATCAGATGGAGTTGAAACTCCTGCCGACAATGGAACTGATAACGACAGTGAACGAACTTTTAGAGGAACTGAACAGGCGGAAAGCATACATTCTTGACTGGGAGAACCCCGACATGTATCTGAATCATCTTGAGTATCATTGTGTTGGCGGGATCTTTTCAAACGGCGAGCAGAATCCGGCGAGAGGAGATGGCTCTGACAATGTTTACTGTTTCTTTAGTGAGGTGGGAAAAGATGCAGGAGAGAATTAATGAAATCCTTGCCCTGATAGACGAGCAGCTTTCCCTTGTAGCTGATAACTACATTGAAAGTTCGTACAAGGCAAGAACGTTGGCGAGCTACGTACAGGCTTTAAATGGGCTTTTAACGGCTCAGAAATCGTATAAGGAGGAAAATATCAATGGATAAGAGAAAGATTGTCAGAATGCTTTTAGAAGCAGAAGATTCAGCTATGAAAGCCTATAATGAATTTTCTTCAAGAAAGAATTTTACAGTTAGTAATGTTTACAATGGAATAAAAATCGAGCTTTCAATTTGTCCTGAAAATTGTAGAGAAGATGAAGATTTTGAGGAAGTGCCAGTAATATGTGATATCAGCCCCAAAATCAGCAAAACAATAATAGAAATAATTGGCATGAAGATAACATTGGAAAATGAAGAGAAATACAATGATTTAGTTTATTTTGGTTCAGAAATGAATATGGGCGAACGCTTAGATGCGTTATTCGCTTTATCAGAAGAGGAGGACGCTAATGAGTAAATTTGAAATCCGCATTCCGGCAAGGAAGAAGCAGCCAGCAACCGATAAGGATAACCCGGTCGTAAAAGTATCACCAGAAGCATACAACGCACTGGTTGAAATCTATAATGAATCAACCTTATCCATGAAGGATATCGCAAGTTTACTGATCGTTGAGGGCAGCAAGCATGTGGTTTATGACAAGGAGGAATAGCAATGGCAACACCAGTATTAATTATTGGAAAATCTGGTTCTGGCAAGAGCACCAGTTTGAGAAACTGTCAGAATGAACACTGGAACCTTATTAGAGTATTGAATAAACCACTTCCATTTAAAGGAAAGATTGACGGATGGTTTACAGATGATTACCAGCAGGTAATGAAGTGTCTGATCGCGTCAAAAGCAGAGTCAATCGTAATTGATGATGCGGGTTATCTTATTACGAATCATTTCATGAAAGGACACGCTTCTGCCGGAAAAGGTAATGCAGTGTTCGCTCTGTACAATGATATTGGAGACTATTTCTGGAATCTTATCCAGTTTATTGTCACAAAAGTGCCGCAGGACAAGATCGTATATATGATGATGCACGAAGAAAAGGATGATTCCGGGGAAGTAAAGCCTAAGACAATTGGCAAGCTTCTGGACGAAAAAGTTTGCATCGAGGGCATGTTTACTATCGTTCTTCGCTGCATTGAAGAGAGTGGAAAACACTTATTTGTCACTCAGTCCAGTCAGGGAGCGGTAAGTAAATCCCCGATTGGAATGTTTGACAGTTTGACTATTGATAACGACCTTGCAGAAGTTGACAAGGTTATCAGGGATTATTATGAATTAGGAGGAACAGATAATGCAGAAACCAAATAATTACGATACTACACAGACAGCAGGAGAATTTGAACCAATTAAGCTCGGTGGCCATAAGATGGTAATTAAGCAGGTATCAGAGAAAAAATCCCAAGGCGGACTTGATATGCTCGTTATCTTGTTTGATTTTGCAGAAGGAGACGAACAGGCGGGGTACTTTATGAAGCAGTTCGAAAACGATATCCGTCCAGACAAGAAATATCCGAATGCCGGTACTAACTATATGATTATTGACGAGAGTGTAGATTATGGTGTCCGTAACCTTAAAACATTTATCACATGTGTAGAAAAGTCAAATCCGGGATTTGCTGTTAAGTGGGGTGATAACTTCGGGCAGCAGTTTAAAGGCAAGTTGATCGGCGGCATCTTCCGTCTGGAGAAAGACTGGTACGACAACAAAGAAGTAAAACGTCACAAACTCGCATGGTTCCGAAGTATTGAGGGAATTAAGGATGCAGACATCCCAGAAGAGCGTACCACAAAAGCCTATGACGATCATCTGAAAGAAGAAGCTATCATGGGAGCGAATCCGGCAGGTACGGACTTTATGAATATTCCAGATGGAATTGATGAAGAACTTCCTTTCAATTAAGAGGTGATTTTGTGAAAATTGCGGTAGACAAAAACCAGTTTTCCGGTTCACATGGAAAATCAAATTCTGTTAAGCACAAGCAAATGGAAAATATGGGGGCGATTCTTGTCCCTGTACCACTTCCATTTGGCGATTACTGTAAGATTACGGATGAGATTCAATCTATTATTGACAGTAAAAAGAAGGTATGTAAAAAGGATCTGGAAGCAGTCATTCCATTATCTATAGATACAAAAAAAGACCTTCAAGAGCTATATGGAAATGTATGCGCTCAGCATGAGAGGTTTAAAAGAGAACTGTTAAAGCCTATTAATAATCAATCAAAGCTAGTCATTCTTTGCGAACATGGCGAGGATGTAAAGTGCCTTGAAGATGTGTTTTTTTTTACCAGCCAGAAATGGAGCGGTTTCGTTGGAGAACAAAAAGTATCAATGGGAGAGCAATACGAATGAAAGAAAAATATATTCAGAAAGAAATCAAAGGGGTTTCTCTGTTTCGCTCCCTTTGCACTATCAGAGACCGTTATAACGTCCAGTTTGAATTCTGTACAAAAGAAGAGACCGGACGGCGAATCGTGGAGTTGTTGACATGACGAAAGAAGAAATTAAACAGCAGAACAGTATGAGAGATGTTCTGAATAGATACGGCATGGTTCCAAACAGAGCCGGATTTATACAGTGCCCTTTTCATAACGGTGATCGTACTGCGTCCATGAAAATCTATAAAGACAGCTATTATTGTTTCGGCTGTGGTGCAACAGGTGACATATTTACATTCGTTCAGAACATGGATAATTGCGATTTTAAGACAGCTTTTACCATACTTGGAGGAACTTACCAGAAACCAAACTTCTTTTCCAGAATGGCAATATACCGACATCAGAAGCAGATGGAAATGCGGCAGAAGGAAGAACAGAAGAAAAAGGTTGAGCTGCAAGAATGCTTGTCTGACATAGATTTCTACAGGGCTATCCTTGGCAGAGTGAAACCATTATCTGACGGATGGTGTGAAGCGTGGAATAGGTTGCAACTTGCGCTATATCACCATGGATTCATAACAGGCCTGGAAGAAGGTGATTAAGAGTGGAAATGATAAACAAGCTCACGAAGGATTCCATTCTGGACGAAGAAGTGTTTGACGAGATATTCAGTCAGGAAGACGAGATATACAAGGCGCGTCTTACGCTGACTCTTCTGGATAGAGCCAAGGAGCTTGGCGTAAAGAAAAAATTCGAAGATTTGCTGAAGGCTTACACAAAAGTGCAGAAGCAGATGATCGAAAAAGAGAAAAACAATAGAACAGTGTCTATGCTGGACCAGTGGACTAACTTCTCTGATTGTGAATATGACAGAATGAAGTGTCTTAACTGGGTGGCGGATGATGATGGAATCAGAATCTCAAACACAAATCCAGGATCGCCGGATATTATAGCTTGCTATCATCCTATTCTTCCGATTGAACGAATGAAGAATCTGGAAACCGGAGAAGAACAGATAAAGCTAATCTATAAGAGGAATAATAAATGGTCCGAGGTTATTGTACCAAAAACTATGGTTGCATCATCTACTAAAATCGTTGGCTTGTCTGCACTTGGGATTTCAGTAACTTCAGAAAATGCGAAGTTTCTTGTGCGGTATCTGTCAGACGTTGAGAATGCAAATGACGACTATATCAATATTCAGTATTCTTCCAGTAAAATTGGTTGGATCAGGGATTATTTCTTGCCTTATGACAAGGATATTGTATTCGATGGAGATATGAGGTTCCGGCAGCTGTATGAAAGTATCAGCGTAGGTGGCAGCAGAACAGAATGGTATGAACACGTGAAGAAGGTTCGTGCCACTGGAAGAATGGAGCCGAAAATCATGCTAGCTGCAAGTTTCGCTAGTATTCTGATCAAACTGGTCGGTGCCCTTCCGTTCTTTGTAGACCTCTGGGGAGAAACTGAGGGTGGCAAGACTGTGACGCTTATGTTAGGAGCTTCCGTATGGGCAAATCCGGGCGAATCTAGGTATATAGGAGACTTCAAAACAACAGATGTGGCTCTGGAAGCAAAGTCTGATATGCTCAACAATCTTCCGCTGATTCTGGATGATACTTCCAAGGTATCTGCCAAGATTAGGGACAACTTCGAGGGAATTGTGTATGACTTGTGTTCCGGTAAAGGAAAGAGTCGTTCTAACAAAGAGCTGGGCGTGAACCGGGAGAACCGCTGGCAGAACTGCATTCTGACTAATGGTGAGCGTCCGCTTGCCGGATATGTCAGTCAAGGCGGAGCTATCAACCGAATTATTGAGGTTGAGTGTTCTGAAAAAATATTTGATGATCCACAGCTTACCGCAGATACCCTTAAAAAGAACTACGGATATGCAGGAATCGACTTTGTGAACGTAGTCAAGGAAATGTCCATTGATGATATAAAAGCCCTGCAAAAGCACTATCAAGGGCTTATACAGGACGATGACAAAATGCAGAAGCAGAGTATTTCAATGAGTATTATTTTGGCAGCAGATAAGATTGTAACAGATCAGCTGTTCCATGATGGCCAGTACATTGACGTTGAGACGGCTAAGAATCTTCTGACAGAGAAAGAGATGGTATCTGAAAACGAGCACGCTTACTGGTTCGTGCTTGATAAGATTGCCATGAACGGAATTAAATTCGATGATAACCCAGATATTAAAACAGAGAGATGGGGAATTATTGACAATGATCCGGTAGAGAAGACATCAACCGCAATAATCTATAGCGCAGCGTTTGATGATCTGTGCAAAATTGGAAGATTTTCAAGGAAAGCATTCTTGTCATGGGCTGTCAAGAAGGGGCTTGTGGAAACCGACAGCAGGGGTTATCCGACCAAAGCGAAGAAGTTGGACGGAATTGTCACTAAATGCGTGTTCTTGAAAATTGTAGATAAAATTCCAAAAGGATTCGTGAATTGCAATGATAATTTTGAGATTACAGACGATATTGTGTTTGATTAATAAACAATTCGTCCAAAAGGTAACCGGGTAACCTAGGTAACCTTTGATTCTGCATATATATATACGAGTATTTATATGTGCATATTGAGTATAAAAGTTCCCCTATATGAGAAAGTCAGGGTTACTCGGTTACTCGGTTACCTACCTGTAAAATCAATGGTTTACACGAATTAGTACGGTTATATCTCGGTTACTGTGGGTTACTTATATTAAAATAATATAAATATATTATATTTATAAAATAAAATTAAATAGAGCGTATACAGTATATTGTATACAATATTCAAAGGAGACGATAAAAATAAAAGTAGAAGCAAAGGATATTCCGTATATTCAAAAATTCATGACTGAATTCTGGAAAGCTATAAAAGATTTCTATTCAGTTGAACTTACAGACGAATATTCCAAGCAGGCCACTGATCGTCTGATAGAACTTGGAGAGTATGCGGAAATGTGCCCTGATAATAATGATAAACAGTTTATTAAGAATTGTCTAGTTGCTTTTAATAAGCTATTAGATTCTAAACAGAGGGGATTGATAAAGAATGTACAATACGAAGAATAGATACGAACAGGGACAGGCTCTCAGAAAAGAAATATATATGTATATCGTCAGTTATATCAAACTGGTTGGATATGCACCGTCAGTTACAGAAATTTCTGAAAGAGTGGATGCCGGGAGAGCTACGGTCTGGAAACATATCAATCAACTGGTTGATGATGACCTGCTCAGAACGAACCACCCCAGTACCGACAGGGCATATACTCCGGTTGGGTACGGAATAAGAAAGATAAGTAAGGAGATAAAATGAAACTTTATGACATTGTTACAGCAGATGGTACATTCGTCGACAGTATGAGCAGAATAGAAATTTTAGAACGGTTCGGGATTTCTAAAGGCGTCTTTTAAAGATATCTGGATAATGGCGACCTGTTAGAAGGGAAATATCAGATAAATGATTATGACTGTGACATAAAAGCAAGGAAATGTAAGGACAGGGAATTATTCTTACAGTTTGACATTCTGACTCAGAAAATAAGGAGGGCTGTTGGATGGCAAAACTAAAAAAGCGTGGAGGTTTAACACAATGAATAAAATGCGTGAATATGAACGAGGCAGGGAAGACGGGCTTGACCTTGCCAGACGAATTGTCAAACAGGGCGGGATTGAAGCCCTCGAACAGGAATGCAAGTTCCGGGGTGCGACTGGAATACATACCTCTCTGGCAGTAAAAGACCTTGATAAAGCGTCAGAAAAGATAAAAGAGGTTATAGCGGATTCATTTGTAATATTGTCAATCGCTGTTCTGCATGATGATTTCGGTTTTGGCGAGAAGCGCTGTCAGAGATTCAGAAATGGACTTGACCGGGCTGCTGATTATATCAATGACGGTCTGGCAGAATGGATTAATTACGTAAACGCTATTAAAGAAGAGTTAGGGATTGTATTAAAGAATCCCGGAGAATAACGGGCAGGTAGCGTTTGGATAGGAGAAATAAATGGATTTAGAACAAAAAGCGATTGAGAGAATTCGACTTGCATCTGATCTCTCGTTGAAACATTATGGAAAGCCACTTGTGTGCACATATTCTGGAGGAAAAGATTCTGACGTGATGTTAGAACTCTTTCGTAGGGGGGCATACCATTTGAGGTACACAATAGTCACACCACGGCAGATGCACCGCAAACTGTACGGCATATACGAAAAGTATTTAAAAGTCTGGAAGAAAAAGGAATTAAATGCGAAATAGAAATGCCGAAGTATAAAGGTGAACATATCACGATGTGGAAATTGATTCCATTAAAATTGATGCCACCAACGATATTTTCAAGATATTGTTGTGTGGTATTAAAAGAAACTGGATGTCCTAATAGGTATATTGCCACAGGCATTCGCTGGGCGGAAAGTCAAAAGCGACAATCGCGATCAGAATTTGAAAAATTAGGAAGTAGTATTAAAACAAAAGAATCCTTTTCGACGGTTATGCTTATGAATGATAACGATGCAAAACGCCGAATGACCGAACATTGTATGCAGCAAAAGAAAATGGTTGTCAATCCCATCATTGACTGGAAAGATTCTGATATATGGGAGTTTATTAATTCAGAACATATAGAAACTTGCGAGCTGTACAAATGCGGATATGACAGAGTTGGTTGCATTGGCTGTCCAATGGCTGGAAGTAAGAGATATAAAGAATTTGCAGATTTTCCTAAGTACAAACAGTCTTATATTAGAGCTTTTGAAAGAATGCTAGATGTTCGAAAAGAAAAGGGGCTAGAAACCAAATGGGAGACAGGTGAAGAAGTATATCTATGGTGGATGCAAGACAATAATGTAGTTGGTCAGATGGAATTATCTGATTTTATTGAGTATTAAAATCATGGAGGACTGCACAATAGCGTGCCAGTTGCTTACATGGGGAAAGTGAGGATGAGAAATGAATATTGATAAAGCAAAATTGAAGTTAGGAATTTGGTACGAGGATGAAAATGGAAATGTGATTAATCAAAAAGAAGATTTAATGTGTGAAGCACCGGAAAAGGCAAGAACGTATCATTCTTGTTTCCCGTTGCAAATAACGGAAAGCATTTATGCAGTACATAGCAAATCTCAAAAGGAAACATACAAACACAAAAGAAAATATTGGAAAAAGGATACAGGTCTGATAAAGGGATTAAAAGGCCATATATGCACTAATTGTGGGTGTAGCCAAACAAGAAAGTGGTGGCAGCCATGGGGAAGAAAATGGGATTATGGAACGGATATTACACCACTTATTGACTTTCATACAAGTATTGGAGGTGGAAAACAAGATGTCATAATGGCAATGGTAAACAGCGGAGATTATACACTACAGGAAGCACTCGTTGTTTGGTCTACGGCCTGCGAAAGATGTATGAATGTGCTTACATATAAGTATTTGAATGGAGCGGATGGATATGAAGAATATTCAGACGAGTGGAAAAAATGCAATACTGAATGCGATTTTTGTAAGAATAAGGAGGACGCGAAATGCTAATCAGAAGTCAGAATAAAGAGATATTAGTTAATTTTAATGTATCAGCTGGTATCGAAATTGCAGAAGGGACTACAAAAACAGTTGTAACATCATATATCACTGGATGCAGTTATTTACTCGGAGAATATTCCACAAAGAAAAAAGCTATCAAGGTACTGGACATGATTCAGGAAGCCTATGTAAATGGACATATCGATTATCAGATACCAGAGGATAGTGAGGTGGAAGCATGAGCCATATCAAAGACAGATTAAAGCAATACTCGGATAAATATTCGGACTGCTATAAATACGCTGGGGTGTATGTCAAAGTTATTCAAGATATGATTGAGCAGCTTCAAGACGATCTGGAACAGGACGAGAAAGAAAATGGTTGGATTCCAGTCAGCGAGAAATTACCAGAAGAACATGATTCTATATTTGCGAAATTCAAAGGAACGGACAACTGGAAAAGAGGAATGTTCGAGAAAACATCTAAATACGTGATTGCTACCGTTGTGTTCGATGACGGGACAGTATTGGTAGAGCAGGCACATACTACTGATGGAATTTGGAGAACGGATAACGAAGTTTTAGGCGGAACGGTAGTTGCATGGATGGAATATCCAGAACCATATAAGGAGGACTAAATGGGAAGATGTAAATTAGAGTGTCCAGACAGTGAAACAGAATGCTGTATCTGCTGTACGAAACAGGATTCCTGCCAGTGCAGATGTGATGATATGGACAGTTATGAATATGCGGAGGAGTGTGAAGATTATGAGACTGATTGATGCGGATGCAATGAATGAAGAGTTATTTTACAAGCAAGTTGTAGGAAAAGACAGTTTAATTACGGCAGAAAGTGCGTTTAAAATGATTGACGCGCAGCCGACTGCCTATGATGTGGAAGCAGTTGTGGAGCAGTTGGACACATACATAACAAAACTGGTTGGAAGAAATGCTGCACTATATCAGACGGTTATGCAAATCGTGAAAGATGGTGGAGTTGAATGAGAGAAATTCTTTTCAAGGCAAAGCGGATTGATAATGGCGAATGGGTTGAAGGATATGTAGTTCGTAAACATGGATTATACTTTATTTATAGTATTGTAAATTCAGAATCATGCAGACAAAACAATTATGAAATCATTCCAGAAACTCTTTGCCAGTTCACAGGACTTTGCGACAGATATGGGAATAAAATCTGGGAAAATGATATTTTGATGGCTCATTTGGACGAATCTTACCCAGAGGATGCGACATATGAAACTATTGAATGGGGCGTTGCAGGATGGGTAGGACACGAAACTGGTAGCACGGATAAAGAATATCGTGGCGAGTTTGATCTTGAACATTACGAAGTGGTTGGGAACATTCTCGACAATAAAGAACTATTGCAGGAGGAACACAAATGAGTAGTGCAAGTGTAAGATTCGGAACAAAAGCGTATGTATGCGCAAGATATTTTCTTAGACCGGGTAAATGCTTCAAATACATTGATCAGCGTGGCGAAGACGTCACAGAACACGTCTACGAGGTCATGGCATTATATCCGTACTGCGTCCTGCTAAGAGATACCAGAAACGGGGTCAGGACTTGCCCGGGATACAACACGTTGAGTCTAATGCTGAGAGGAAGTGAAGTGAATGAGTAAATCAGTATTAGTAATAGATACACCAGAGAATTGCTATGATTGCCCGTTCGGAACTTCATACTGCGGCGAACTTGAATATGAGGGTTTGTGTGAATTAGCTGACTGTTTAGACTGCGATGAAATTCTGATAACAGAAGAACATTATGATTGTGAAAGTAAATCAAAACCTGTTTGGTGTCCATTGAAGCTGTTACCAGAGAAGAAAAGTACAACTGCACCCGTGAGCAATTACGAAGTGCAGAAAAACTTATTTGCCGACGGTTGGAATGCCTGCTTGAGAGAAATTACAAAAACAAGCGATGAAAATGAGCGATAAAAAACAAGCGATAAGAGGTGAAAGAGATGGAGAGATTAACAAAACGGGAAGATGATAGTATCACATATAACGAAAAACGAGAGTTTGAGTGTGGTGAATATTGCGATAGCTGCTCACAGGGTGCAGGAAATTGCAAAACAGTAGAGAATATGATTAAAAAACTCGCCACTTATGAAGACTTAGAAGAACAGGGCTTGCTTGTGAGATTGCCGTGTAAGGTCGGAGACACGGTTTGGGTGGTAACATCGCCAATTAATGTGTTTGGTTATGATGAATATGATGGAGATGCGGAATATGAAGTATATGAATCTTTTTTATCAAGCGTATCTTATTATGCGTCTGGAGAACAATTCAGAATTTATGCAAAAGTAACGAATAGTTTTATTGTGGCATACTTTAGAGAATGTGATTTTGGAGAATCTATATTCCTCACCCGCGAAGATGCTGAGAAGAAGTTGGAGGAGATGAAGAATGACAAGGCCTGAGATTACGGCAGAATTATCAACCATGATTGAAAAGAAAATCAATCCGAACAACGATCCTCGTATCTACTGGGCAAAAGAGGTGACGTTTGATTATTCTACAAACCATGCAGTTAGAGTGGACTATATGAAATTTGTTCCAGTGAACAATAGTGTTTCCGGGATAGAAAAAGGTGATTGCTATTGCTATGAAATCAAGTCATCTATTGAAGATTTCAAATCTGGCCATGGATTGAATTTCATTGGAGATTACAATTATTTGGTTATGCCAGGGGAATTAGCTGCAACAGTATCTTTGAAAATCCCGTATCATGTAGGAATATATGTCCCAGAAGGAAACGAACTTATATGTGCCAAGAAAGCCAAACGAGCCAACAGAGCGAGGCCTGTATCTGAAATACTTCTGATGATGTTTCGGTCTGCAAACAGAGATTACAGGAAAACGGTAAAGAAACTGGAGGAGATGGAGAAATGAATAAATGTTGTGCTAGCCAAGATGGTGTATGTAGAAATTATATTCTATTCGGAACTAAATGCGATGGGTATAAAGAAAGATGCACGCTTAGACCGGCTTATAGTACTCTTGAACGAACAGTGAAAAATTATCAGCATAGTTTAAGAAAAATGTTTGGAGCGGAGGATTAATATGAAACTAGAAGAAGCAAGAGACATCCTTTCTGATATGAGAGACCAGCATTTATGTTTCTTGGGAGATTCAGAAATCAAAGAAGAATGGCAAAAGGAATATTCAAAAGAAGCATGGGCGTGTGATTCTGGGGCAAAGGCATTAAAAAAGCAGATTCCAATGAAACTAAATAATGTAAAATCTATTCTTGATTTTTCAGGTAGATGTTATACGATAAAAGGTGATTGCCCTAATTGCGGAGCGAAAGGATTATTTAGAGCGATGCCATATTGTTGCTGCTGTGGACAGAAATTAGATTGGGGAGGAAGTGAAAAGTCGTGCCAGACAAATCTACACCAGACATAACGCCAAACCTTGCTATATCAGCATACCACGTACTACAGCAATATTGTACTGGACAGCCAGCGGATTGCAAAGGCTGCGGATTCTACGAACACTGTCCAGAATGTTTTCGAGGCATGCCATGTGACTGGAACTTAAATGAAGAAGGTGAAATAAATGAAGTTAAGAAAGGCAACACTGATTGATTACGGAGTACCGCCGGATGATATACCGACGTTACAAAGTCACTTGCGGAATCTTAGCGAAAGCGATAAATACAATCTGTTACAGGTATCTATCAAATATGCGCCCGGCATCGAATCACAAATCTATGATAGCATCGTGAACAGTATTGGTTATCGGACAATGGAGAAGATCAGGACAGTTCCTGCAACGGAGAACGACTTTTATGGTTACAAACGCAAGGTCATGGCGGAATATTATCATTTAGCAAAGCTGATTGGCAGACTTTAAAAAAACTTAAAAATTTATAAAAGTGGTAGAGAGCTACGTACGCCCTAGTATGGTATTATAGTATATATAACTATAACTATGCTAGGGTGTTTTATGTTTGGAGGTGAGAATGTGGGAATGCCAATGGGAAAACCGCCCATGTATAAAACGGTGGATGAAATTGAAAAAAAAATCGAAAAATATTTTGAGGATTGTAAAGGATATCCTTTGACTGATAGCAAAGGCAAGCAGGTATTTAATAAATTTGGCTCACCAGTTTTTGCAGACGTTCATCCTCCAACGATTACAGGATTGGCATTGGCACTTGGATTTGCAAGCAGACAGGCGCTTTTGAATTATCAAGCAAAACCAGAGTTTAATGACACGATTACGCGCGCGAAAGCCAGAGTGGAACAGTACGCAGAGGAAAGGCTATTTGATCGTGACGGTTCAAATGGTGCTCAGTTCAGCTTGAGAAATAATTTTAAGGGATGGGATGCTGACAAGAAAAATGATAATTCTGGAGATAGAAAGATTACGATTGTAAATAATATTCCAAGGCCGGAGAAACAGAATGAATGAGAATCCGATTAATCTGAATGAAATTATAGCTCCTGCCTTTTACAATGTGTTCTGGGACATTTTGGACGGAAAACACACCTATTATGATTTGTATGGTGGGCGAGGTTCAACGAAATCCTCATTTGTTGGAGTGATGATTCCTTTACAGATGATGCAAGATGCTATTAATGGATCAATAACTAATGCAGTCATATTCCGGAAAGTTGGAAACACGCTTCGAGAATCCGTTTATGAACAGATAGCATGGGGAATTGACGCGCTCGGAGTCAATGAACTATGGGACACCAGCGTAAGCCCTATGCAGTACACTTATAAGCCTACTGGACAGAAAATCATATTCAGAGGACTGGACAAGGCAAAAAAGACTAAATCTATTAAAGCAAGCAAGGGATATTTCAAGTATCTCTGGTTCGAGGAACTTGACGAATTTTCAAATATCGAAGAAATCCGTACAGTTCAACAGTCTGTACTTCGTGGTGGAAGCAAATTTGAGGTATTTAAGACATTCAATCCACCAATCAGCCGGAGTAACTGGGCGAACGTGTACGTAGAAGAACCAAGAGCTGACAGCTACAGGCACAAGAGCGATTATAGATCAGTCCCTATTGAATGGCTTGGACAGCAATTCATTGACGATGCGGAGCATTTAAGAAAGACAAATCAGAGAGCTTACGACCATGAATATTTAGGACTCCCGGTTGGACTTGGAACAAATATTTTTGAGCTGTTGGAGATTCGGACAATAACAGATGAAGAGATTCAGAAGTATCAAAGCATTTACCAGGGACAGGACTGGGGGTGGTATCCAGATCCTAAGGCGTTTCTCCGTGTAGCTTATGTTCCTAATCAGGAAAAAGTTTTTTTGTTAGACGAGCTTGGAGGTCCCAAGATAAGAAACAAGGAAATGGCTAATCAGATAAAGAAAAAAGGATATGACGATTATTCAATATCTTGCGGAGTTGATGAAGAAGAAAGTATTATTGACTTCCGAGATGCAGGGCTTCCAGCACGTAGGGCCATTGTTACACCGGGAAGCCGCAAATATACTTTTGAGTGGTTACAGTGCCGAACATTAGTCATTGATCCGGCACGAACGCCTAGAGCATACAAGGAAATTATCAATTATGAACATGAAGTAGATAGCAATGGAGAAGTTATCGCAGATTATCCAGATGGTAACGATCACTGGATAGATTCTCTCAGGTATGCGACAAGTCCATTGTCGATGAGAAGAGGACATAGTGCATAATGGGACTTATAACAACACTAAAAAGGTGGTTTAACATGATATTCAAAAAACAAGCTGAAGAGGATTTTAATATCCAGGCAGCAGAATTTCCAGAAATGGAATCACTGATTAACCGGTGTGCGAACATCTACAGAGGTGTGCCGGAATGGTTAGATGATAAGAATAACATTAAGACGATTAATTTCGCGAAATCTGTCTGCTCAGAAACAGCTCGGCTCGCAACATTGGCAATCGACATTCAGATTGATGGTTCCGCAAGGGCTACATGGCTTCAGGAACAGATTGACAAGGTATATTTCCAGATTCGGCACTGGGTAGAGTACGGATGCGCCTATGGAACGGTATTCATTAAGCCGAACGGTGAAAGCCTTGACGTATTCACTCCGGCAGACGTGATGATTGTGGATTATGATAATCAGGAAATCAAAGGTATTATATTCAAGGATTCTTATACTGTTGGACGGAAATACTATACAAGGCTCGAATATCATAGGTTTGTTGAGACTGCAATAGATGGTGTAACGACCTATCCGTACTACGTTTCTAATAGAGCTTATGTATCAAAATCCCCTCAGAGCATCGGCGATAAGATTGACCTTAAACAGACCAAGTGGGCTGACCTTATGACAGACACGCCACCAATACTCAAGGCAAATGGTGAGAAGCTGGATGGGCCATTGTACGGAGTGCTTCGAACACCACAGGCGAACAATGTGGATATCAGTACACCACTTGGACTTCCGATATTTGCCGAAGCCATTGAAGAGTTAAAAGACCTCGACATTGCGTACAGCCGTAATGCCGGAGAGATTTTTGATTCTCAGAAGATTGTTCTGGCAGATGATAGGCTGCTGATGCCAAGCGGTACACCTGTATCAGCCATGTCACCACAGGGTATGGAAAACAGACGGAATGAGATGAACTTGCCGCACTTTGTAAAGAATGTATTCGGACAGGACGAAAAAGAGTTCTATCAAGAAATCAATCCACAACTCAACACAGATACCCGTATAAGCGGCATAAATGCCCTTTTAAGCCAGTTGGGGTACAAGATTGGATTCTCTAACGGATATTTCGTATTCAACGAATCTAGCGGTATTCAGACGGCTACAGGCGTAGAAGCAGAACAGCAGAGGACAGTGCAGTTTATCAAAGATGTTCGAGACAAACTGGAATCCTGTCTGGACGAAGTTATTTACGCATTAAACGTTTACGCTGACCTGTACGGACTTGCACCTGTTGGAGCTTATGAAGTCAATTATGATTTTGGAGACATTCTCTACGTCAGAGAAAACGACCGTGCAAGATGGTGGCAGTATGTGACTACTGGCAAGGTTCCGGCATGGTTGTATTTTGTAAAATTTGAGGGAATGACTGAGGAAGAAGCGAAAGCAATGGTCAAAGAAGCTCAACCAGACGAGCCAACATTATTCGGAGAGGAGTAAAAAGATGGCAGATAAACCAATAACAAGGGAAGAAAAATATCTTGCGTACTTGACAGGTGATTATAAAGGCGAAATTCCGAAGCCAATCACACGAAAAGAAAAGTATTTATACGAATTATGTTTAAAAGGAATTGGCGGTGAAATCTCGCCGGAAGAAATCAAAGCCGCAGTAAATGAGTACCTTGAAAAGAATCCGGTCAAGCCCGGAGCCACGACAGAACAGGCACAGCAGATCGAGCAGAATAAGACGGATATTACTTCTTTGAAAGCGGAAACTAATTCGCTAAAGAAAGATTTAGGAAATGTTAAAGCAGAACTTCCTAATGTTGGAAAAGTAAAATCCGTAAATGGAAAACAGGGTGATGTCATTATCACGTCCGAAGATATTGGTTATTCTGTACCAGAAGAAACTATTAATAATACCGTAAACAAGTGGCTGAATGACCATCCAGAAGTAACCACGACAGTTCAAGATGGTGCAATTACATTAAACAAACTGTCAAAAGATGCCGTAAAAGACACGATTGATATGTCATACGGGCAAATTGGTACGCCAATGGTGTCTTTTGTTACGGATGATGGACAGTTAACAGATTATACTATTTTCTACAAAAAAATATTTAAGCCACTTGGCGTTCCTGCTTCGACAGCGGTAATTGGAAAAGCTGTTGATGTAAACCCAAGCTGGTTAACTACTGAGCAATGCAAGGAAATGAAATCTGATGGATGGACAGTTGCAAGCCATACTTATAACGATCTTGTTACAAATGAAAGCGGAGTAACAAAAGGTGATATTGAAACTGATTTTGAATTATCATCTAAGTGGTTATTTGAAAGAGGGCTTGACTATGATATTTATGTTGCCCCACATGGTTCTTGGACACCAGACACGGATGAATGTGCAAGAAAAATATTTAGATGTTGTATTCTCACTAGCCACAGGTTCAATGATGGGGCATACGATATTACTGGGTTAGGGCGAACCGGAATATTTGACAATTATTCGATATTAAGAAGAAGCGGTATTGGAGATTCGGATAATGAAGGTAATGCAATTACAAAAGAAGGAATGATTGCAGATATTCAATACGCTGTAAAAAATAATTTATGGCTTGTGTTTGTAATGCATTCATGGAAAGATGTATTTTCAGAGGGGCAAACCGGTGTTGATAATCTGATTGAGGTTGTAACGTATTGCAAAACAAATAATATACCTATAGTCAATCTTAAAGACGGATTAAGACTAAAAGGTAACACTGTTGATGTTGGCGAAAGAATTAACGGCAAAAAAATGGTGTAGAGTTGGAGCAAATGGCTCTTTTCATTATCAAGAGTCAATGAGTTCTGCAATTACAAATTCAGAAAATAAAAATTATTATGTAAAAGTTGCTGAAATGTATGCAGACGCTGGTAACTTGGATTTTGGCGTTACTTTTGATTTTTATATGACAAATTTTGATGATGGTTATATATTGCCACAGGGGAAAGTCACAGCAATATTCAAATCAGGAGGATCACAAGGCGAGTTGTGTTCAGCGAGAATATTTTATGTGACACATAATGTAATTCCTACCAGCGGTTACATTGAATTTTTTGCAGTAGATAGTAATGTTTTCTACGGAAATAAGATTGATATTTATTGCAAGTTTGATCGTAATAATTCAAATGTCATAATAACAAATGTTCATGAAATCTTGAAAAACCGCAAAAGATCATATGTAAATGTGGAAGTATCAAGTGATTATATATCAGATGTAACACCAACATATACAGCTGTCTTTAAGAATGATACTAGAGCTTTATCCAATGCGAAACCTAGCAATTCACTGTCTATCGGTGAGGTCGCTGTGGATGATGTACTCCAAAAGGCATATATATCATACTCATCTGGCTGGAACAAGTGGATAGAGTTACTGTCAGAAAAAAATATACAATCAAATACTTGCGATACAATCAGCATGGAATTTGATGACAGTGGTACAGATGGGATAACTTTTAGTACGAATATTTGTAAGTATTTAAAAATTGGTCAACTCGTGATTTTAAGTTGCCAAATAACTGGAACACTTAATAGGTCAGTTGTAAAAGGGAATATGAAAATTACCGGGGTACCATTTAAACCTATGATGAACACGCCTGTGCTATGTGGTGGATGGTCGTTTCCGTCTACACAACCAAAATCAATGTATGTAGGTGCCGACAGAATAATTGTAACAAATGCAAGCCCAGATGTAGCATTGGCTCAAACATCGTTTAGCATTATATTTGAGACATGTTATTTTACAAGAGATTAATTAATTAAAGAGGGCTTTAGTTAATTACCAAAAAAACCAAACATGTACCACAACATTTATCGAAAGAGGTGATATACTATACTTAGTCCTGAATATTTACGCCGGATAACAGAGGGTAGCGAGCAAATTGCCGAAGAATTGCACCAGTACATCATCTCTGAGATCGTGTCGAGAATGATGGCAAGAATTGGCAGGGGTGAGGATTATATTCTGACCAACGCTGATGCATGGAGAATCAGAACACTACAGGAATCCGGTGAACTGCTAGAGGACATTCTGGCGGAACTATCCAAATACACTAAACGTGAACAGCAGGAACTTCTTGAAGCGTTTGAAGATGCCGGAATCACTGCATTGGAGTATGATGATAAGGTATACAAGGCGGCAGGATTAAGTCCTGTACCGCTTGAACAGTCACCATCTATGATAAGGCTCATGGAGCGGAATATGCTTGCGACTATGGGCGAGTGGAAGAACTTCACACGAACAACCGCAAGTGCCGCTCAGAGGCTCTATATCGAGCAATGCGACCTTGCATACAATCATGTAATGACCGGGGCGGTTGGGTATACACAAGCCATCAAAGAGGCAGTTAATAACGTTGTGAGTGATGGTGTTACCGTCACATACCCATCTGGCAGAAAAGACACCATTGAAACAGCAGTAGCACGCTCCGTTAGAACTGGCGTGGCGCAGGCTACGGGAGACATATCCCTAAAGCGCATGGAAGAAATGGACTGGGATTTGATTCTGGTCAGTGCTCATATGGGAGCCAGAACAGGTGACGGCGGTCAGGATCCGGGAAATCACTCATGGTGGCAAGGAAAGATATACTCCCGTTCTGGCAAGAGTAAGAAATTTCCACCGTTCTCATTGACCGGATATGGAACAGCAAGTGGACTGTCAGGCATCAACTGTCGGCACAGTTTTGGAGCCAGTGACGGAGAATTTAATCCCTATGCAGAATTATCAGCACAGGACAAAGCCGACAAAGGTAAGCAGTACGAAAAAGAACAGCGGCAACGTACTTATGAACGGAGAATCCGCAAAACGAAGCGTGAAGTTCTCGGATTGCAAGCAGGAGTTGACAATGCACCGAATGAAAAGGCTAAATTCGCATTACAGCAAGACCTTGACCGGAAGTCTTATCTTTTGCAGAAACAAAATGCTGCATACAAAGATTACTGCAAGCAAAACGACCTGAGAGAACTGCAAGACCGACTTATGATAGCAAAGTGGAACCGCCAGAACGCCGCAAAAGCCAGAGGAGCGGCGAAACGGTATAAAACAGCAAAGGGGATTGACTGATGAGCAAATGGGAATATTACAATCCAAATCCTGCCGGGAATCGAGTCGGAGATTGTGCTGTCCGGGCAATATGCAAAGCAACCGGGTTTGACTGGGAAACGGTATTTGCCGGATTAATGATACAGGCATGTACTCTGTCAGATATGCCAAGTGCAAATTATGTCTGGGGAGCGTATCTCTATAAGCATGGATACAGACGTAAACTGATTGAACAGTCAGAACGATATATCTATACAGTCAACGACTTTTGTACAGATCATCCGACAGGTACGTACATCCTCTGCATAGATGGTCATGTGGTGACAGTACAAGAGGGCAAATATTTCGATACATGGGATAGCGGTAATGAAATCCCGGTATATTACTGGGAAAAGGAGTAGCTAAATGAGCATATCAGAATTTGTACAAATATTCCTTTCAATCTGCGGAGGGGTGTCCATTGTCGGAGGGGCGGCAGCCGTAATCTTTAAATGGATTACACCGGCGTTTCGACTTAATAAGCGAGTAGAGACACTGGAAGAACATGATAGACGAGATTATGAAAGTCTTCGGAGAATCGCAGAACGAGATTCATTAATCCTGGAAGTGTTATCAACCATGTTGGACAGCCAGATCAGCGGAAATAACGTCGAGGAATTAAAAAAAACAAAACAGAAGCTTACAAATTATCTTGCGCAGAATCAACGTTAGCATTAGTAAGGGGTATGCTCATGAAGTTATATGTATTCACTAAGAAAGATATAGACAGGTTCTTGATAGAGTGTAATTTCACACCGGATGAAGAAAGATTATTCCGGCTGAGATGTAAGGAATACACTCTTGAATACTGTGCTGAGCAGATGAACGTGAGTATGTCTACAGTGAAACGATTAAGCCGGAGGGTAAATAATAAAATAATTAAAGTATGCTGATACTTTTTGGACACTAATTAGAGCCAGAAACGACCTGTTTCCGGTTCTTTTTTTATGCAAAAATATAATCAGAAAGGCGGTGCATAAGATGGCATTATACAGCAATCCTTATCAATATAGTTTTGGCATTCCGGGGCAAATGAATCAGTTCCAGCAACAGCCTGTCCAGATGCCAACTCAACAAGTACAACAACCCCAGCAGAATAATAATGGTATTTTATGGGTATCTGGCGAAGTCGGAGCAAAATCCTATCTGGTAGCACCCGGAACAAGCGTTTTACTGATGGACAGTGAAAGTGAAAAGTTCTACATAAAATCCACTGACGTTTCCGGTATGCCACAGCCGTTACGGATATTTGAGTACCACGAGGTAGGCACTCAGATGCCACCTAAACAGCCCGTCCAGAACATGGACAGCAAATATGTCACCAGACAGGAATATGACGATTTAAAGGGCAAATACGAAGCCATTATAAACCGATTAAATTCTTTTTCTGAACCTGTTAGAGCTAATACCGTGCAGGAATCAGCAGTCAAGGGAGGAAACGCAGATGAGTAATCCATTATTTAACGCGCTTGGCGGTGGGATGCCGCAGGGAAACGGACCAATGCAGATGATACAGCAGTTTATGCAGTTTAAGCAGAATTTTAAGGGAGACCCGAAAGCAGAAGTTGAGAAGATGTTACAGTCTGGGAAGATTTCTCAGCAACAACTTAATCAAGTTCAACAGATGGCAGGGCAATTCCAGCACATGTTGAAAGGAATGAAATAGTACATTACAATCTGGCCAGATTGATGTAAATACACAATAAAGGAGATTATAACTATGGATGGAAATTATAGCTTAGCAGATATTGCCGCTGCTACTGGAAACGGTAGAAATAATGACGGCATGTTTGGCGGAGATGGTAGCTGGTGGATTATTGTTTTATTCATTTTTGCTTTCTTCGGATGGGGAAACAACGGCTGGGGTAATAATGGCAACGGCGGCGGATATGCAGCCACAGCAGCTACCCAGGCGGACATTCAGAGAGGATTCGATAACTCCGCAGTAATCAGCAAGCTTGACGGAATCAATAGTGGCCTGTGTGATGGATTCTATGCCATGAATAACGGTATGCTTACCGGATTCAATGGAATCAACACCAACATCATGCAGACTGGCTTCGGAATCCAGCAGGCTATTAATGCCGATACTGTGGCTAATATGCAGAACACAAACGCATTGCAGGCACAGCTTGCGAACTGCTGTTGCGAAACCAGGGAAGCTATCCAGGGTGTAAACTACAATATGGCACAGAACACCTGTGCATTGCAGAACACCATGAACAGCAACACAAGAGACATTATTGACAGCCAGAATGCAGGAACAAGAGCCATTCTTGATTATCTTTGCAATGAAAAGATTTCTAACTTACAGGCTGAGAACAATGATCTCAGACGCGCCGCTTCTCAGGACCGCCAGAGTGCATTGCTCACAACTGCAATGGCTTCTCAGACACAGCAGCTCATTAATGCGATTAATCCGGCGCCGATTCCGGCATATCAGGTTCCTAACCCGAACACATATTACGGATGTGGATGCGGATGCAACACCGGATGTAATTGCTGATAACTTCATATCGAGAGTATCTTTCGATTGATTCGAATGTCGGCTTTGCCGTATTACACAGAGGGGGCAGGCTGAAACCTGTCCTTTTGTGATATGAAAGGAGTATTTTTATGGCAGAATTTACAAATGTAGCTGCTCAGACTGTAGCAGCAAATGGAAACGTAGTATTTTCAAACACAGCAATTAAAGGTTCTAACTGCATTCAGCACAGAGAGGGAAGTGGAATTATTACACTGAGAGGACTGACTAACCAGTGCAAAGCGAGATTCTTTGTGGATTTTTCTGGCAATATCGCAATTCCAACAGGCGGTACTGTTGAAGCTATTTCTCTGGCTATTGCAATCTCTGGTGAGCCGGTATTATCTTCGCAGATGATCTCCACACCGGCAGCAGTAGGCCAGTACAATAATGTGTCCTCTGGTATCTATATTGATGTACCTCGCGGATGTTGCGTTAATATCGCGGTAGAGAACACAAGCGATCAGGCAATTTCTGTTGCGAACGCAAACATTGTCGTAACCAGAGAAGCGTAGGAGGTGTGATTATGAGAGACATTAAGGATTTATGTGCAAGAATCGAAGACGAGCTGTCCAAAATCGCTGATAATGGACTGACTACTGGAAATCTGGAAATGACATACAAACTGATTGATATGTACAAAGATATAAAGAACACGCAGTACTGGGATAAGAAAGTGGAGTATTACAACACTGTCCTTGATGAGATGCGTGGTGGATACAATGACGATTACAGCGAACGCGGAAGAAAGCGCGACAGCATGGGGAGATACAGCTCAAATGACGGCAGAATGATGCCAGATTACGACCGGGGCAGTTCTTATGCCAGACGTGGTGAGCATTATGTTAGAGGACATTACAGCCGCTCTGACGGACGAGATGCTTATGACGACTATATGACGCAGAAACAGAGCTATCGTTCCGGCAAGTCTGAAGACTGCAAAAGAAAGATGCTCGCCGCCCTGGAAGAACATCTGGACGAACTTACTACAGAAATGAGCGATATGTCTAAGGATGCAGAGTGCCGGGAAGAACGTGATCTTGTCAAGAGATACGTGGAAAAACTCCGTGATATGCTCTAAAAATGCAAAAGTGGTAGAGAGGTAGTTAAAAGAAATCTGTTATAATGTAATTGTGCAGCAGGAAGCACAAGTAAAACGGTTGTTTTGACATTTTCGTTTTAATCCTCCTTTCTTTAATTTTTTGTAGCTGGTGCGCACGCTTTAATGGAAAGTTAAACAGGTTCGAATCCTGTCGTGCGTATTTGCCATCTGGCACGCAAGATGGTTCACCTCCTTGATTAAGGTTTTTGTTATTCATACTTTTCTTTTTAAAAAAAGAAATAAATATCCGAAACAACTCGTGGCAGGCATGACACGTTAAACGCCTTGCTAACCCGGATTCCCGGGTTATGTGGAATGTACGCTAGTGGAAAACTGACAGAGTCGCGCTCTGGTCTCCGGTTCGATTTCGGGCGTTCCGCTTTAATCCGCTTAGAGTTAAGCTGTTTGTATACAGGCGGTCTATGCCTCAGGTGGATTTACGCTATAGCGAAAAGGTGAAACTCAACTCAGTTTTTTAGCTGTCCGTTACAGGCGGTATGGAATGTAGCTCAGTGGTAGAGCAGTGGTCTTACAAGCTATGTGCCGCAGGTTCGATTCCTGCCTTTCCGATTACCTTGCCAGTGGTCTAACTGGCTTAATCCATTTACCTGCGGCGGCAGGTCAATAAACACGACCAGGAGGATGTTATGCAGAAACTTATTGACACACTTAAATCATTTGGAATTGAAGTCCCGGAGGATAAACAGGCAGATGTAAAGAAAGCACTTTCTGATAATTACAAAAATGCAAAGGAAGTAGCGAAAACTCTGTCAAAAGTTGAGGGAGAACGCGACAGCTGGAAAGAACGCGCTGAGACAGCAGAAGAAACCTTGAAAGGGTTTGACGGTATCGACCCGGCGAACATTCAGACAGAACTTGCTGGATGGAAGAAAAAAGCCGAGGATGCAGAGAAAGAATTCAATGCGAAAATCTACGACCGTGATTTCTCAGATGCGCTTAAAACAGCACTTGATGATGTTAAGTTTTCCAGTGAAGCGGCTAAGAAGTCTGTTATGGCAGACATCAAGGAAGCAGGATTGAAGTTGAAGGACGGCAAAATTCTTGGACTGAACGACCTGATTGAGCAGATGAAACAGTCTGACGCATCCGCTTTTGTGGATGAATCTCAGCAGCAGGCTCAGCAGAATCAGGCAAGATTTACCACTCACGTTGGACAGCAGCAGACACCGGGAAGCATGACTAAAAAAGATATCGAAGCGATCAAAGACCCGTCCGAGAGACAGGCTGCAATTGCTCAGAATATCCAGTTATTCCAGTGATTTTTTACACCGACTATACACCAGAGTATAGCCGCTAACCCAATGCCTTAATAATTAATTATGGGTAGAAAGGATTTTATATGGCAGCAAAAGCTAATCTTATTATGACAAATGATATTCAGGTAAAAGCACGTGAGATTGATTTTGTTACCAGATTCGAAAGAAACTGGGAACACTTACGTGAAATACTTGGTATCATGCGTCCAATCAAAAAGACGCCCGGAGCGGTTCTTAAATCAAAATATGCAGAGGGTACATTACAGAACGGAAATGTTGGTGAAGGTGAGGAAATCCCTTACAGCAAATTCGTTGTAAAAGAAAAACCCTATGCAGAAATGACTATCGAGAAATACGCAAAGGCTGTATCTATCGAAGCAATCAAAGATCACGGTTACGAGAACGCTGTTCAGATGACCGATGATGAATTCCTCTTCCAGCTTCAGACTAATGTTACTGAAAGATTTTACAACTATCTGAAAACAGGTACTCTCTCATTCACGGAAACCACTTTCCAGATGGCTCTGGCAATGGCTAAAGGTCGTGTAGAAAACAAATTCAAACAAATGCATAGAAATGTAACTGGCGTTGTTGGGTTTGTAAATATTCTGGACGTGTACGAGTATATCGGAGCAGCTGGGATTTCTATTCAGAACCAGTTCGGCTTCCAGTATGTGAAAGACTTCCTGGGATTCAATACGATTTTCTTACTGTCTGACAGTGAAATTCCGAGAGGAACAGTAATCGCTACACCTGCTGAAAATATCGTTCTGTACTATGTTGACCCGAACGAATCTGATTTCGCAAAAGCGGGTCTTGTATATACTGTATCCGGTGAAACAAATCTGATCGGATTCCATACACAGGGCAATTACCACACAGCAGTGTCTGAATCATTCGCAATCATGGGGCTTACCCTCTTTGCAGAATATATTGACGCTGTTGCTGTCGGAACTATCGACACAACTCAGACACTGGGAACCCTCACTGTAAACTCCGCAGCAGGAAGTAAGAGTGGAGATACAAAAGTAACCATTACTCCGGCAAAAGCAAACGCAGGGAATGCATATAAATACAAAGTTGCATCTTCTGAGACTGCCGTAGACTACGGACAGAATGTGAAGAACTGGAGCGCATGGGATGGCGAATCCGATATTACAGCAGCAACAGAGCAGGTTATCACGGTGGTTGAGTGTGACAGCACCTACAAGGCACTTAGTGCCGGACATGCGACTGTAACAGCAAAACGATGATCTCAGGAGGTAACTGGCATGGCTTATGCAGATTATAAATTCTATACAGAATCATTCGGCAATGTCGTGCCAGAAGCTGACTTTCCACGGCTGGCAGAAAGAGCCAGTGATTTTGTAGACACAATGACGTTTGACAGGCTGGTGGACGGGCTGCCGACGAACGAATGCTCACAGAAGCGCATCAAAAAGGCAGTCTGTTCATTGACTGAATTAATGTATCAGATTGAACTTGCTGAAAAGAATGCAATCAATCAGGCATCGACAAATGTAACCGACATAAATGTCGGGAACATCTCAACAGACATTGTAACATCTGTATCATCCGGCAGCGAATCCATCTCTTACGCAACACCTCAGCAGATCGGAGCAAGTGCAAAGGAATGGAGCGCAGTGTATGCCGCCGCCGGAGATGTACAGAAAACGAACGATTTGCTCCTTAAAACAGCTTTACCGCTGTTGATGGGAGTAAGGACGGATGATGGAATACCAGTATTGTATGCAGGAGTGTGATTAATATGAAAAAATTATTTATCTCTCAGCCAATGAGAGGAAAGACAGATGAGGAAATTCTCGCGGTAAGAGAAAAGGCAATCAAAAGTGCAGAAAGACAGGTTGGTGAACCGGTAGAAGTTATTGATTCATTCTTCCAGTCGGCACCAGTAGATGCAAAGCCGCTCTGGTATCTAGGCGAATCTCTTAAACTTCTGGCAGAAGCTGACGTGGCATATTTCGCCAAAGGATGGGACGAAGCCAGAGGATGCAAGATTGAGAACACCTGTGCCATTGAATATGGCATTGAGACCATTATTGAGGACTACAGAAAGGACTAAGCTATGGATATTTCAACATTAGGCTCATGCGTAGCAATCGTGATGATCTGCTACATTGTGGGTATGGGATGCAAAGCATCAAAAAGAATCTCTGACGAATGGATTCCAGTAATCATGGCGGTTATTGGTGGAATTCTCGGAGCAGTCGGAATGGGAGTTATTCCGGATTTCCCGGCAACGGATTATATCACAGCAGTTGCGGTCGGTATGTTTAACGGATTGTCGGCAACCGGAGTGAATCAGGTTATTAAACAGACAGTGCAGAAAGAATAATTAAGGAGAGGGTATCATGTACGAAAAAACGGTGACGGTTTTTAATTATTACGAATCAGCCACGACAAGAGATGCGTACTGGTATCCTCATGTTTTATCCGGCGTTGACCTCATTACGGATAAGGGAGCGATACTCAAAAAGTACGGACCAGATGTAACTGACAACGCACAGTTACACGTTCGATACACTGTCCAGAACGGCGATGCAACCATTACTGATAAAGACGGTAAGATTCTCCCATATGTACCGCCTAAGGAGTGGAAAAGGCAGATTAACAACGCTCTGGAAGACACTATCACATTCTCAGATGAATCGTTCTTCTGGGAGGGTGAGTGGACTGGTGGAATAGTAACCGATGGCGATTACCGAAATGGATTCTATCAGTACATGAATGAGAATAAGGATAACGTGTTCAAGATTACCAGTGTAGGCGGTCCATATACACTGATTCCGCATTTTGAGATTCTGGGTAAGTAATATGAGTAAGATTCATCATTTCAAAGGATTCTCCATAGTTGACGGAGATATGAAAATAAAGCTGAATATGGATAGGTTCTCTAGACAGTATCAAGAAGCCCAGTATCTCCTTGATGGGATGGTTATGGACAGTATGGTTCCATTTATGCCGATGATTACAGGAGACTTCATTAATCGAACAAGAGTTGAGAGTACATCCCTGCAAGGAACTGGATTTGTGTGTGCTGCGGCTGCTCCTTATGGACGCTTTTTGTATGAGGGAAAAGGAATGGTTGATGAAGCAACTGGAAGTCCCTACGCAAGACGTGGAGCAAAGAAAGTCCTTGTCAGCCAATTCTCTGGTCGGACAGCCGCAAAAGAGAATCTCGAATACACCAAACAAGCTCACCCACAGGCGCAGGCAAAGTGGTTTGATACTGCTAAACGACAATACGGTAGCACATGGATTCGTAAAGTAAAAGCACAGGCAGGAGGTGGCAGACATGGCGGATAAACCTATCGGAAAAGATGCAACTGGATATGAGATTCTGACAGATGCCATGAAAGCACTTTTGAACCAGTATCCAGGGCTATACGAAAATGAAACAATCAAATTTGAGGAACTCGGTAAAGAATCAGGTATTGCATTCTCAGCAGACAACGGGGCACTGATTTATTCAGAAAAAGAGGACGTTTGTGGAACAATGCACCAGGTATGCCAGTATCCATTTTATGTGGTGTACCGCACAGCATCCGACAAAGAACGGCAGAAGCTATCTGTTCAGAAATTTTTGGATAATCTTGGTAAATGGATATGTCGAGAACCAGTTGTTATAAATGGTACTGAGACACGTTTAAATGCGTTTCCAGAACTTTCGCAGGGGCGAGCGATAAAACGTATCGCCCGTGACAACTCCTATGGTTTAGAACCGCAGGAGAGCGGCGTACAGGACTGGTTGTTACCATTGTCGGTGCGCTACGAAAATACTTACGAAGCAATATAACAAGTAACAACCGGCTATCAATTGGAGATAGTCGCTAACCTACACAGCCTTTTAAAGTTATAGGCAGAAAGGACATTTCTATGCCAGTTACAGGAAAAATTGACCGTAAATATATGGCTCATTATATCGACGCAGGCTCCCTCTGCGGAGGACTGACGCCGAAATATGAGCGTCTTGGAAAAGACTTGGAAGAGTACAATGTAGAACTCAATCCAGACACTGAAACATCTGAAAACATTCTTGGAGAATCCGCATTTAAACATAACGGCTACGAAGTTTCTTCTGACGCTGATCCATTCTATGCAGACACTACTTCTGATCTGTTCACAGCATTGCAGAAGATCGTAGACAACAGATACAAAGACGATAATCTCAAAACAAAAGCAGTTGAGGTCCATCTCTGGACGGAAGCTACAGCAGGCAAGTATGAAGCATATCAGCAGGATTGCTACGTTGTGCCGACAAGCTACGGTGGTGATACATCCGGCTATCAGATTCCGTTTACCGTGAACTATGTTGGCGAACGTGTAAAAGGAAAATTTGACATCAGTTCCGGTACATTCACGGCTGACAGCAAATAAGCACATATACAAGGAGGGCACGCCAAATGGCAAAAGTAATTAATACAAAAATTGATGATGGAATTCTCATTTTCACATTCACAAATAACGAAGACGAAGTTTTTTCTTCTTTCAAACTGAACCCGACTGATATCAATGTAGCAGCACGTGCAGAGGAACTGACGGAATACTTTGAGCAGCTTAAAGATTCTATTCAGAAAGTCACTTCTGGTAAAGAAATGGCTGAATTCAATAAACAGATCGAAGACAAAATCAATTACCTGCTCGGATATGAAGCATCAAAAGACCTGTTTAAGGAGTCGATCACGGCAACTACCGTGTTCGGAAATGGTCAGGTATTTGCTTATATCGTTCTGGATAAGATCGCAGAAGCAATCGCACCGGAAATTGAAAAGAGAAAGAAAAAAATGCAGGAAGCGGTCAATAAGTACGTGGAGAAATATACAAAATGACCGCCTATGAGTTGCCCACCTCACTAAATATCAGTGGGGTGGATTTTTCTATCAGGACAGATTTTCGGGCGATTATTGATATTCTGGTCGCTATGAATGACCCGGAACTGGACGAACAAGCGAAAGCAGTTGTTATGTTGCAGATTCTGTTTGAGGACTGGCAAAGTATACCCCCGGAACATCTTACGGAAGCTTGTCAGAAAGCTTGCGAGTTTATTGACTGCGGTCAAGTTGATGATAGCCCGAATAAACCCAAATCCCGCTTGATGGACTGGGAACAGGATGGAAATATGATTATTCCGGCAGTAAACAAGGCTACCGGTAAAGAAATCAGAGCAGTGCCTTATATGCACTGGTGGACGTTTTTCGGATATTTCATGGAATCTGGTGAATGCCTTTTTAATACCGTAGTTGGAATCCGGTCAAAAAAAGCAAAGGGCGAAAAACTTGATAAATGGGAAAAGAAATTCTATCAGGAAAACAAGAATATTATTGACATAAAAACACGTCTCAGCGACGAGGAGCAGGCTTATAAAGATAAGCTGAATGAGATGTTGAACCTCAAATAGTTAGGAGGTGGACACATGGCTGCTGATGGCTCAGTCATTATTGATACTAGGATGGACACATCAGGTGTACAAAACGGCGTATCAGCAATTAGGCAGTCTTTTAACGGACTTGGCAGCGTAGTAAAAAAAATAGGTGTACTGATTGGTGGAGCATTTGCGATTGGAAAACTGACGCAGTTCGGTAAGGAATGCGTAGAACTCGGCTCTAACCTTGCCGAAGTGCAGAACGTGGTCGATGTTACATTCACAACCATGTCGGACAAGGTAAACGAATTTGCAAAGAATGCTATGACCTCTGCCGGACTGTCAGAAACAATGGCAAAACAGTATGTCGGAACGTTCGGAGCAATGTCTAAGTCGTTCGGTTTCTCCGAAGCACAGGCTTACGACATGTCAACAGCTCTGACGCAGCTGACTGGTGACGTAGCATCATTCTATAACATTAGTCAAGACTTGGCTTATATCAAGCTGAAATCAGTGTTTACGGGAGAAACGGAAACGCTCAAGGACCTCGGTGTGGTAATGACCCAGTCGGCACTTGACCAGTATGCACTTGCAAATGGCTATGGTAAAACCACATCTGCCATGACTGAACAGGAGAAAGTTGCTCTCCGCTTGGCTTTTGTACAGAAACAGTTGTCTGCCGCATCTGGTGACTTTATCCGAACATCTGGCAGCTGGGCAAACCAGGTACGAGTGATGCAGTTACAGCTGCAATCTCTCAAAGCAACAGTCGGACAGGGATTAATCAATCTCTTCACTCCTGTTTTGAGAGTTATTAATATTTTGCTGGGCAAACTGGCAACTCTGGCAAATGCTTTCAAGTCATTTACGGAATTAATCACCGGGAAGAAATCATCTGGCCAGACAGGTGCAAGTGGTGCAGGTCTTGCCGGAACAGATGCAATGGCTGATACGGCAGACCAATATGGAAATGCTGCCGACAATGCCGAAAAGCTGGTGGATGCAACAAATGATACAGCGGACGCAACCAAGAAAGCTACTAAGGCGGCAAAAGGATATCTTAGTCCTCTCGACGAAATAAATAATTACTCAACGGATAAAAGTGCGGATTCATCGTCAAAAGTACCGGGCACAACTGGCGGACTTGCAGATCAGATGAAAGATGCTGTACAAAATGTTGATTACGGAAAAGTGGCGGAGGGCGAGACAGTTCTTGATAAGATGTCAAAACCGCTAAAAAAGATAATTGACAGGTTTAAACAGTTGGCTAAGTTAGTCGCAAAGGGATTCTGGGATGGGTTAGGAGACTACGAGCCGATTTTTGACGGAATAAAAAAGGATCTTGATTCCATATGGAAATCTTTAAAGGATATCTTTACTGATTCAGAAGTTACTAAAGCAGCAAATAATTTTCTTGACTCATTTGCATATGCAATTGGACAAGTTGCTGGCTCATTTGCCAGAATCGGATTAACAATTGCGCAAAACATTATAGGCGGAATCGAAAAGTTTTTAAAGCAGAACACGCAAAGAATAAAGAACTATCTGATAGATATGTTCAATATCGGCTCTGAAATTTCGCAAATCGCAGGGAATCTTGCAGTCGCCTTCGCGGATGTTTTCTCAGTTTTTGGTGGAGAAACCGCACAGCAGATTACTGCGGATTTAATCGGAATCTTTGCTGAAATCGGAATGGTTCTTACAGAAACGGCTGCAAAACTTGGCAGAGATATCCTTAACATGATTGCGCAGCCTTTTATCGACAACAAGGACATTTTAAAGTCCGCAATCGAGGGTAGCCTCGGAGTAATAGAAACTGTAACAAGTGGGGTCTTAACAGTTGTTCAAAACCTTAGTGACGCAATATCGAGGTTATACGATGAACACGTAAAGCCGTTCTTTGATTCTATAGCGAATGGATTATCAAGCATATTTGAGACTCTGATAACTGGATACAACACCTATGTTCTTCCAGTTTTGCAAGGACTGGCAGAACAGTTCAAAGGGCTATTAGAGGGACCATTAGGGGATGCGATTTTAAAGATAGAAACATTCCTCGGAAAACTCATTGATTCTCTGAAACTTCTGTGGGAGTCGGTATTAGTGCCTTTGATTAACTGGATAATCGCGAATTTGCTTCCGGTCGTGGCAGAAATAATTAACGTTGTAGGCACCGTAGCAATAAAAGTTATGAAATCATTAATTAAAATAATTGGTGATGTAGCAGATACACTGAGCGGAATCATTGATTTTCTTGTCGGCGTTTTCACAGGAGACTGGGAACTGGCTTGGCAGGGAATAAAAGAGATTGCGGATGGAGCATGGAGTTTTATCAAAGATGTTGTGTCAGGTGCGTGGGAGATAATTAAAACCGTAACAAAAGGCGCGTTGAGTATAATAAAGAGCATCATCAGTACTGCTTGGAATGCGATTAAAGCATTGACTTCAACAATCTGGAACGCAATCAAAAAGACACTTTCTGGCCTTTGGAGCTCTCTTAAATCCACAGCCAGCACAGTATTTAATGCAATTAAAACAAAAGTTGCGAGCGCATGGGATAGCGTAAAGAATAAAACATCCCAAGTATGGGAAAATGTAACTACATTTGTTTCTAATAAAGTAGAAGCGATAAAAAATGCTATCATCAATAAGTTTAATGCCGCCAGAGATGCAGTCAGATCTGCATTTGAAGGCATTGTGGATTTTATTAAAGCTCCGATTAATCAGGCAATCAGCATTGTTAATAATGCAGTTGGGATGATTAATAATGCAATTGGTGGAATTGAATCTGCATTTTCCTTTGGACCCTGGACTGTTCCAACACCGTTTGGTTCAAAGACTATTGGATTTCATGCGACATTTCCACGTATCGGAACTATCCCATATCTGGCCAGTGGCGCAGTTATTCCACCAAGGTCAGAATTCCTTGCGGTATTAGGTGACCAGAAGAAAGGAAATAACCTGGAAGCACCGGAAAGCCTATTACGGCAGATCGTCCGGGAAGAGTCAGGAAAAGGGCAGGGAGATGGAAATACCTACAATGTTACAGTTAATGCATCTGGCAGAAAACTGTTAGATATTATTATCAGTGAAGCTGAAATGAGAAGAAACCGGAATGGGAAGAACCCATTTGAGTTAGCGTAAGGAGAAGAATATGCCGCAGGAACAATTTAAAATAGACAACGTTGTTATAAGAGCACCGGATAGTTACAAACCGGTGTTCGCAACCACTTCTACGGAAGACTCTAAAAGAAGTCAGGATTTGATTATGCACAATACACCAATGGGAACAATTGGCGGGTATGATATGCAATGGGGTGAACTTACGTGGACTGAAATAGCAACCATACTAAATACTGTGCTTAACAAAAGTAAATTCACATTCCACCACAAAGACCCAACTATTCCGGGAAGATGGATAGACAGAACATTCTACGCATCAAATTTTAACATGGCTGCGCAAACTCTGAAAGATGGGGAAGAAAAGTGGACAGATTTGTCTATCAATGTAAGGAGGATTGAGCCGATTTGATAAATGTATCTACTCAGTTGAAGAAAGAATCTCTTACAAACAGAAATTATTACGTGACAGCAAATGTTACATTGTCAAATGGTACAACTCTTAAGTTAGGTAAAAAAGACTTTTATCTGTCTGGAAATAGTCTTGTAGATTCAGCAGACTCTGGGGACTTTCCGGTGGGTGTGGCAATCGCAAAAACGGCAAGCTTATCATTGGTAAATGATGATGGGCGCTTTGACGGATATAATTTTAACGCCGCAAGGTTTGTTATCTTTCTCAATGTGCAGTTATCCGACAGGATAGAAACTATTAAAAGAGGTACTCATATTGTATCGAAAAAGCCTGCAACAGCAAGCGAAATAAGTCTTTCTCTCTTAGATAAAATGCATAATGCTGATAAGGCATATGATTCAAATTTGTCTTTTCCTTGTACAGTTAAAGAACTGCTCTCAGAATGCTGTCAGCAGTGCGGGATCACTCTTGGAGATGCCACATTTCCAAATGCGGACTTTCAGATTCAGCAAGCGCCATCTAATGCGACATACCGTACAGTAATCGGAATGTGTGCCGGGATAGCCGGTGGAAATGCAAGAATCGACGAAAATGACTTACTCAGGATTATTACGTTTGATAAGACATTTACCAATACGACTATTTACGATGGTGGAGCAGTAAAGAACTGGACAAATGGTGATGATCTGGATGGCGGCACGCTTAATCCATGGACAATGGGGACTGTGATTGATGGTGGTACGTTAAGCAATAACGATTATCACGCGTTATTTTCAATTCAGAATCTACAATATGACGTAGACGATGTTATTGTAACAGGTGTCAAATATGTAGAAGATGAGACCGAATATATGTCAGGTCAGGACGGCTATGTGATTACTATTGACAATCAGCTATTGTCGGGCAATGCACAGGCAGGAGTCGAAGCTATTGGAAATCAATTAATCGGTTTGCGAATGCGTCCTTTCTCATGCGACGGAATTGCCAACGGATACGCCACTTTTGGCGATCCAGTTGAATTTATTGATACAAAGAATCGTGTCTTTAGATCGTTTGTGACAGATATAGAGTTCGTGTTCGGCGGTTCAACATCATGGAGTTGTAGCGCAAAGAGTGCTGAAGAAGATGCAAGCGAGTTTATTGGTGATCAGCAAACAGCGGTAGAGCAGTCAAAAAAAGATATAGAAAAGAAACTATCTGCCTATGACGTAAAGCTCAAACAAATGAACGAGCTTGCAGCAAACACGCTAGGTTTCTTCTATACAGAGGAAATACAAGAAGATGATTCCGTAATTACGTACCGGCATGATAAACCTACACTTGCTGATTCTAAAGTAATTTATAAGACAGGTGTCGATGGATTCTTTTTGTCAGTAGATGGGGGTCAGACATGGAAAGCCGGCTTTAATAGTAATGGAGATGCCGTTCTGAATATTCTCTATGCCATCGGTATTCAATCAGAATGGATTAATACAAGAGGCTTCACAGCGAAAGATAATAACGGGAATACGACATTAAGAATAGATGCCGACACAGGTGCTGTCACATTAGAAGCTAAAAACTTTACCCTGAAAAGCAGAACTATTGAACAAATTGCCAAGGATGTTGTGGATGGGACAGTTCAAAGCAATGTGACTATCCCGAACTATTATGGCACGTATGTGCCAACATTGCAGAATTATCCAGCATCTGAGTGGAAAAGCGAAGAATATAAAAAGCATGACGGCTCGATATTCATGAACTTCTCTACAAGCCAGGTATATATGTTTTCTGGGACTGATGGTACTTGGCAGGAACTGGATGCTAAAAAAATTGTCAATTTCGAAAGAGTTTTTAATGCTCTGACAGACAATGGCAAACAAGAGGGAATTTATATGCAGAACGGACATCTGTATATAAACGCTTCTTATATTAAATCAGGTCAGATTTCAGCTGATTTGATTAATCTGAAGAACATCAACGTTACAAACAGTTCTGGAGTATCAACATTTGCGATTGATAACTACGGAAATGTTACGCTCAGACCTAATACATTCGTGTTAGCAAACGGCGACACAATATATAGTGTTGCTGAAAATAAAGCTTCGACAGCATTATCGAATGCGAATCGCTATACAGACAATGCACTTAGCAACCTCGACATAGGAAAAATGTCTAAACAAGAGATTATTAATGTGCTAAGCGATAACAGCAGCAATAAAGGTCTGTATCTATCAAATGGCAATGTGTACATGAATGCCGATTATATTAACACAGGTGAATTAGCAGGATGGAAAGTTGGAATTAAAAAGCTTTCAGCAAGTGGCGCGTATGGAGAAGTAACGCTAGATGCTTCAACTGGAGAGATCTATTCAGAGACGAATACAGGAGTATATGTGCCGGGGTACGGGACGTTGTATGGAACACGAATCAGAGGAATTAATCTTTATACAGGAACTGTACACGCAAGCTCAGCCTCGTTTAATACTAGCGTTTCGGCGAGCAGCATTTCAGCGAGCAGTGTTTCAGCATCAGAAAAAGTTAAAGCAGGCACACACGTAGAAGCCAGTGGTCATTTCTATAGCATCGGTACGGGGACAGACCTTGCAGATGCTTCTATCAGAGGGAAGCTGAAAGTAAACGGGACAAAATCAAGATCAGTTTCGACGGTAGACTATGATGAACAGCTCTTTTACTGCTATGAAATGCCAACCCCATTCTTTGGAGATATCGGTGAGTCTGTAATATCGGATGACGGAACTTGTATGATTGACATAGATGATATCTTTCAGGAATCTGCAAATGTCGGCATTAAATATTATGTGTTCTTGCAAAGAGAAGGAGAGGGCGACTGCTGGATAGCTGAGAAAGAGCAGAATTATTTTATTGTAAAAGGAACTCCGGGACTTAAATTTTCGTTCGAAATCAAAGCAAGACAAGTCGAATATGAACATATGCGATTTACTGACCCGGGAGATACGGCCTATACAGACGCAAGAGATATAGAAATCCCGGAACCAAATTATGAGTCAGAAGAAGCAGAGGTCTTGGAACCAGATTATGAATCAGAGCTTATTAACGACAGATTAAGCATTATCAATCAGATGGAGGTAATATCATGAAAAAGATTTTAACAAGTTTTATGAATCTTAGCACTGGAGAAGGAAGTCGAATTGCATATACATATTCAGAAGTAGATGAGAATACAGGAAGTATTATCAGTCAGAACAATAAAGGCAATTTCCTTATAATGGATGACAATGTGCAGAAAAATCTTGATTCTGTAAAGAATTACATAAGGAATAATTTCCTTTCATAAGGAGGTAAGTCTAATATGGCCAATACATACACAATACAATTCCGGCGCGGTATGTACGCCGATTTTGATACGTCGAAAATTCGTCCCGGAGAGCCCGTTGCGATTCTTGGCAATGACCCGTCCATTCCATCTGGTAAAGCCTTATACATTGCATTTGCGGCTAATGATGTAAGGCGGTTGTGTTCCATTGAGGACATTTCAGAGATGGTTAATGCCGGAGAATTTGTTGGTCCACAGGGTCCCAAAGGCGAAAAAGGAGATAAAGGTGATCCGGGAGAAAAGGGCGTGGATGGCACCGTGACATTTGAATCGCTGACACCTGAGCAGAAAGAATCGCTAAGAGGAATATCTATTAAGTCAGCTTCTGTTGACACAGACGGAAATCTGACAATAATGTTTTCGGATGGAGACAGTGAAGACGTTGGTAATATTATGGGTCCGCAGGGAATCCAGGGACCCAAAGGTGATAAGGGCGATGTTGGGCCGCAGGGACTCAAGGGTGATAAGGGCGATGTTGGGCCAAAAGGCGACAATATGAGTGATGAACAGGCGCAGCAGATCGAGCAGAATAAAACAGACATTGCTTCACTGAAAACGGAAACTAGTTCGCTAAAGGAAGATATATCCACCAAAATCACTAAATTCTACGCAAGTTCACAAGGCAAAAACCATCTTGCCGACTCTGACAATGGAAAAATCATGGATATGGTGCTGTATGGGAAGTCTGAGCAGAAACAGTATAGTGGGAAAAATTTGCTGAATCCTACGTTACAGACTACTACACAGAATGGTGTTACTTGTACGAATAACGGTGATGGGACTTATACTGTAAATGGTACAGCGACAGACATTGCAGTTTTTGTTGTATATTATAATTTTGCAGATGTATATGGTAGTGCAAGCTCCCTTAAAATGGTTGGTTGTCCTAGTGGTGGTTCAGCACAAAAGTATTTTCTCCGATCATACAGAAAAGGTGGAAATCCAGAAATCTTAGATGAGTATGGTTCTGGAATATCAATTGGCAGTTTTAAAGAATCTGAAAGTAACATAGCAATTATAGTTAAAAGTGGCGCAACAGTAAATAATCTAATATTTAAGCCAATGCTTACAACAGATACAACAGCTACTTATGCAGATTTCGAACCATACACCGGCGGCATCCCAAGCCCAAACCCTGATTATCCGCAGGAGATTAAAAGAGTTGTGAATCCGACAGTGAAGGTGTGTGGGAAGAATCTGTTGAAGGCTACTTTGCAAACTACCACTCTGAATGGAATTACTTGCACAAATAATGGAGATGGCACATATACGTTGAATGGAACGGCTACGTCGGATGCGTATTTTGTTGTTGGAAATATCGAATTTGATACAACAAAAACGTATAAGATACTTGGATGTCCAAGTGGCGGGGTTCGTGATGAAACTTATGTGTTTGCAGGCGCTAATTATATAGATACTGGTTCTGGAGATATAGGGGTTCCGTCGCGTGAAAATGTTGACATGACAATAGTCGTTTATAAAGGTACTTTGTGTGTTAACCTTCTTTTCAAACCAATGGTTACCGAAGATACGTCTGTCACCTACGATGATTTCGAACCCTACCACGAACAGACCGTCACCCTCCCATATGATTTATATGGCGTCAAAGTCCCAAGTGGTGGTAACGTCACAATCGACGGTCAGGAGTATGTGAGTGATTACTTCGATGTGGAACGTGGGAAGTTGGTTAGGATGGTTGATGATGTAGAAGCGAAAAACTATACATGGAATTTATATCCTAATGGAAATAATATGCCTAGACGCTTTGGGATGAATGATACAATCAGATTTAATATGCCAGCTGATATCAGAATAATGTCTTCTCATTTTAAACAAATAGCAGCGAATACCAGAACCGATTTATCAACTTGGTTCCAAACATATTATATTGCAATAACCGATATGAATGAGAAATGGGAAAATTCTGAAGCATTAATTCAATGGTTTTCAGAAAATAATGTGCATTTTTATCTGCCTTTAAAAACTCCAATCGAAATCGACCTCACATCCGAAGAAGTCCAGGCACTAAAAGCACTTACAGCATATTATCCAACCACAAACATATCTGTCAATTCAGAACAGCTTGACGGATATACAGTATTCAACTATCCAATTTCAATGGAGAACGGTTGGAACTATGTAAAACAGCAGATAGGTGATACGAGGGATTACATCTATGATATGGACGCACGTACTCAGGACACTGATTTACAGGCGGCAGAAGCCTATGTAAACAGCGAATATGCAGTGACATTAACAGAATTGGAGGTATGATTATGTTATATAGAACATTACTGAAACTTAAAGAAAGAAACGGACTGACAGATGATTTAAAAAATAAGATTGATGTGTTTTTTGCGACTGGCAGGATTACAGAGGAACAGTATAATGAGTTGATGGATGTTAATAAGGAAGAAGAACCGAAAGTGGAAACTAATTAACTAAATGAGGGCTTTAGCTAATTAGGCGTTTTATATTAATAGGAGGTTTGCGTATGACGGATAAGCAAAAAGAGGTACTCAGGAAGATTATTTATGCGGTCGAAACCGGCGGACAGGTTTACGGACAGCAGGATTATTCGGACTTCACAGAAGCTTACACCAATTCTTCTGAAGAACACGCAATTACAATCGGGGCAGGGCAGTGGTATGGAGTTGAAGCCAAAACGCTTTTGGAACGAATTTACGATGCCGGTCCGGAACAGTGGGAGAAGATAGACAAGGTCAGACTTCTGGAACAAGTTCAGACCGCAAATTGGGAATGCTTTAACATTTCCAGAGTATCACAGCTTGCTAATACCATAGTTGCCCTTATTTCGTCCGATTTGGGTATTAAATGCCAAGATAGCCTTATGGATGAACAATTAGCCACCTATACAGAAGAAGCCATTAAACAGGGCGTTACGGATGCCAGAGCACAAGCTATGTGCGTGAACTTTAGGCACCAAGGCGGACGGGGAGCAGTAACGAGGATTTTGGCAAAAACCCAGAAGCCATATACGCTCGACAATCTCTATGCAGCCTGCCAGACGGACACAGGGAATCAGGTGGGAGCATATAAAGACAGGCAGAGATTTGTTTATAATGCGCTGAAAACATATTTTCCAGAAAGTGAGGAGACAGACATGAAAGCAATTGATAAATTAATCCAGATCGCAAAGAACGAGGTTGGCTATCTCGAAAAGGCAAGCAATAGTCAGCTTGATAGCAAGACAGCAAATGCCGGAGAAAATAATTACACGAAATATTGGCGAGATATTAAACCGGATTATCAAGGACAGCCATGGTGCGCTGCGTTCGTGAGTTGGTGTTTCATGAAAGCATTCGGACAAGAGAAGGCAAAGAAACTTTTAAAACACTGGCCATACGTTTACTGTCCGACAATGGCAGATTTGTTTACTTTGAACAGCAATCCAAAAGTTGGAGATATTGTTATTTTTTATCGAAATGGCACATTTACACACACTGGAATCGTAATAAAGGTATCAGGAGATCGGTTCTGGACAGTCGAAGGAAACACTTCTAGTGGCTCTGCAATTATCGCAAATGGTGGTGGTGTATGCCAGAAGAGTTACTACAACAGCAACCTTCCCGGAACAAAATTCTGTACCCCAAATTACAGTTTAGTTAAAAATACAACGTCAGTTTCAGACTCAGATACAGCAAAAAAACAGAACACCAGAGCTTACATTGCGCAGATCAAAAAAGACACAAAATGTTATACAAAATCGAACAAAAACAGCCCGTCAAAGATGTTTCCAAAACTGAAAAAAGGTGCAGTTGTAGAGGTGATGAAGTACACAGAAACAGACAGTTCGGGGCTGAAATGGTATTTCATCCGCATCCCACATCCGACAGAAGGGTTTGTTTTTGAATTTATTCCAAAAGGAACATTCACCAGAATTACGGATATTTCTAAATGATTTTCCCGGGGTTAATTCCCCGGGAGTTTTATTTATGAACATATTTAGTATCATTTCGGAAATTTTAGACTGTTATCGTTAGTCACACGTTAGTCACAAATAAAAATATTGTTTCCTAATATAATAGTGGCAAAAACACTGTATTTACAGGCATTTGCGCAATTTTCTAAATTCTATTTGTTGGTCGCAATTAATAAAATTAGAATAA